TCTGTTCTTCCTTCGCAGAAGACATCCAACTTAGCATAAAAGTTCTTAGTTGCTGGACGACGTATAGCATCACCATATAAAGTAGAATATGAAATCAGCAAGTTTTCAAATTGAGCTCTACTTTGTTCATCAGCACGATTCGGGTCAAGTTCAAATGGAATGTTTGGATGAGCATGTACGATGACTAACCCGTTGTAGATACGTTGAGCTTCAATACATCTTGCTTTGAAATCTGCAAACCAGGTACGTTGTGCTTCAGAAGTTCTATTTAGACGAGATACCCAAATCTCAGTATAAGCTGCAATATCGAAGAATGACCTTTCAGTCAAAACGAGTTTGGAATCTTCTGCTTTAGCTAAAGCACTATCATGACTCCATTTGTATTCAAAAACTTTTTCTTGATAATCTTTCATTTTGTAGAAAGATGTCAATACTTCTTGAAGATTTTCTACACCGAGTTCTTCTTGAACAGCACGAGATACTTTGAATGTATCTACTGTAAATTGAGAATTTGCTGATAATCCCTCAAGAATTGCGGATTTTCCAGAACCGTGAGTTCCGCTAACTGCGACTAAAATTGACATATGAAAAGATACTCCAGAAATAAGTGTTGCGAATTACATGAGAAGTGCTAAGTATAACAAGCTCTCATCAATTGCGGTAACCCATTTAGAAGTTCCTGCAGTATTTCCTATCTGCACCATCAACATGCTTGTAGTAGTATTATACCACATTTGACCTTTTGCGATAAAAGTTGGAGCAGTTGGACCAACCTGACATGCGCAAGACTGTGAAAGTATCCAAGCTGTCCCATCCCAGACTTTCAGTTGTTTTAGCGTCTTACTGTACCATTGTTGTCCGTAAACAGGATGAAGAGGCGCAGTATCAGAAGCAAAGTTTTCAAGTATTTTCAAAAAATTTGTTTGATGTATTTGCCCATGATTTGGAACTCCACGACCAACAAAGGTCAATGAAGTTGAAGTATCATCTGTAGTAAGCGGCGCAAGAGGTATATCTGCGACCGAAGTATCAGCATGTTTTATTTGATAAGTCATGTTAATTTAGCTCCATCTATAGAAAGCGAGTATTTGAATATAATAATATTTATTAATGTTGAGCCTTCGTTACAAGGCTTATCCATTTATTCAATGCCATTTCAGGATTATGATAAAGTTCCAAATCTTCATTTGCCTCAACGATTGCAAGTTGACGTAATAGCCATTCTGCTAACTTGACTTGTTCATCATCTTTCAGACCTTTGATATCATCAAGTAATTCCTTAGGAGTTGGATTCTCATAGACATAACGAGGTTTCATTGCACTATGAGATTGTTGGAACTGAAGAATATCATTCTGCGGATTGACTGGTGAAAACTTGAACAATTGAACAAGTTGTGCAATCAGAACAGTTTGTGCAGTGTTAGTGATTTTGCCTGCGTTTCTTACTTCGTCAAGAAGCATAGTCATATGTATAGGAGTGCTTGACTCACTGATAACATGTGGTTTGATGTCGATAAGTTTCATGATAGATGTTCTCTCTCTCTTTATATAAATGTTTGATTTACTATTTACACCTAAGCCATAATCTATGCAAGCTAAAAAACTGACAGACTATATAATTGATTTCGCTCGTGTCTAAGCAGTTGATTTTATTACTCGAAAAACTGACAGACTAAGGGTATATATTATATTCAGTTGTCTCTCTCCTCTCCTCTTCAATTTCGTTATTACTAGAAGTTGACGTTTTTCTAAGTAGTTGATTTTATTACTAAAAATATTTATCATTATCTTCGTAACTTATTGATTTTATTACTAGTTTTCAAACACATCATTTTCCATGACTAATCACTCGGCAATTTTTTAAGAAAAACGAGGTTTTTCCTCAAAGCACCATAAAAGGTATTGCTTCATCACTTTCATCTAATGGAGTGTCAGGTCCAAAGCTATTTACCGCTGGGTTATAATCTTCGGCATTATATTCATATAACAACTTTCTAGCTTTGTCATCAAACTCACTTACATGCTTTAGCAATCTAATAATAAGTAATAATGCAGACACACTGTCATCAGTAGCTCCAATCTTAGCGGCATAAGAACCACCTGAAGCAATAAAGTTCTTAAGTTCAAAGATATTGATTTCAGACCTTATCTCCAATCCGTTCTTTATCTTTTCAACCATAGACTTTAGTTGAAGACAAGCGAGGATTTTGTTACGATTTGTTGTTTGCATTCCTAACTTGCCAGGCACATCATTGATAAGTTCGGCATACTCAGGTGGATGTTCATCGGTATTATAAAGAGCACCAATAGCTTCACCAACTCCATTTCGTTCAAATGTCCAGAATACTTCAGGTCGTTTGTTATTCATAGTATGACTTGACATTTTGTTTAGTAACCACTTTATTCTATCATATAAGTCAGGTATGTTTAGACTATTAGTTCGAAGCTCAGCAACTTGAATAAGTGATGGAAACTCAAACACTTCAACAACACTGTAATCTCGACCCGAACCCGTTGCAATATCAACACCTACAAGATAAGCAGCATCAGCACGAATGTTTTCCCAGAAAGAAAAGCCCTTGTCAATAAAGATTGGTTGTTGATGTCTAAGTTCGATAAGACGTTGTGATTGGATAAGAAGAGCATCAGAAGAAAGGAATTCGCAATCAAGTTCTACTCGTACAACAAGTTCCCCTAGTTTTGCAAGCATTTCTTCTCGATAACCAGATTCAGGACCACGTTCAGGATGTTGAGTATAATGAGCAAAAGTATGACTAAAGCTGTTTAGACCTGCAAGACATTCTCTCCACAATCTAGCAAACAAGTCAGTATCACCATTAGGAGTAGTTGTCATAATCAACTTACCACCAGTTGAAAGAGCCGGAGCAATTGAAGCCCAAATCTTTTCTTGGATACGAGTTGAAATAAAGCTAATCTCGTCAAGCATTAGAATTGATGGTGAATTACCACGACCAGTTTTTTCTGTAGTTGCTTGTGATTTGATGATTGAACCATTGTCAAATTCGATTGATGTACGATTGTAGAACTTGACTCCAGGCTTCAACCAATTTGGAAGCTCTTCATATGCAAATTTGATTTTGGCCATGATGTCTGTAGCATGGTCCATGTTCTTAGATGCTATCACACATGCTTGGTCATCAGTAAAAGCAGAAAGCCAAAAGATGTAGATTGCCGCAGTAGTTGTCTTACCAAGCTGGCGAGACATTAGTGCTAACGTATCTTTGTTATTGTGAATTGCTAGAATGAATTCTTCTTGATAGTCAAACAGCTCAAATAGAACCGTACCTTTAATAGCATGCTGAATTTTGACATAGTTTTTGATGAAGTATATCGGGTCATTCATACACTTCTCAAGTTCTTGGATTTGCCAAGCTTCGTATTCAGTTTCTGTATTCGCTCGCTTTAGATAAGGATTTGCCATATAATATAGATATTAGAATAGTAATTAATATCTATATTTATATTCTTATAATTCAGCATATTCATCTAAATCCTTTTCAATTAGTTCTCGTTGACATGCAATAAAGTCTCTATTACCATTTAAATGTTTATTTAGAATACTAAGAGCTTCTTTACATGATTCACTTTCGTCATTTACATCCCCCGTAAATGCATATACATCTGTTAAAGTTGGAATCTTTAAAAATGATAAAATAGGTCCAACATAATTAGGATTTATTCTTATTGTTTCTGCATCCAAAATATGTTTATGAATATTTGAAAAAGAAGCATTTACAAATGCCTCTAGTTGTATTTCTCCATTAGGACAATATTTTGGAAAATTCTCAAAAGATGTAATTTTACGATACTTAAAAAGATGATATGTTATAAAAACATCCCTATAATCTGATTTACATACTAATTTTTCAGGAAAGTTTTTGAATGATTTTAATTTTTCTAAACGCTCCAAAATCATATATTTTGCATTTCGGATTTTGAATGGGAATTCACCATTAGCATCTAACATTTCATCATAAATTATAAGAGTTCCTAACTGACAATCAACTATCCCAGATGCAGATATTTTGAAACCGTGCAAAGAGTTTTTCTTTGGGTCATTCGGTATAAGTTCTTGACTTGCCCAATCATTTAATAGGTCTCGAATACGTTGAACGTATTCGCTATTTGAAGCCGTGTCTTCTTGTAAGTATTGTTTAAAGCTCTGCATATTCATCTAAATCCTTTTCAATTAGTTCTCGTTGACAAGCTACAACATTTCTATCACCATCTAAATGTGTTCTGACAATTCGAATGGCCTCATTTAATTTATCGTATTTTGCTAATCTAATACTATTAGAAGAAAACCAAACTTGAGTTGGATGAGGTATTTGTAATAATCCTAATAACCCTCCATTAAAATACTCCATTTGATAAATGTGAATCGCATCACATTTTACTAGCTTTTTGATATTTGTAAAAACTGTATCAACTTGAACATTGATAGACAATAAATGACAAACTACTTGAAATGGAAGTAATCTATTCAATCCTATATTACAATTAGCCGAAAACTTATGATGATTAATGACATGCGCAAAGTTCATTTTATACTCAGAGCAAACTGCTTCCATAATCTTACCATGCAAATCAAACTGAGCTTTTTCAGATTTCAACCAATTACTATCAGGGTCTATAATAACTACAACAAAACCTTCAGTGCTTACATCTTGAAGTGAAAACTTAAAGCCTTTCAACACTGGTGAGACTATACCACGAACTTTTGCTGAAGTTATGTCTGTTATAGGATTTCCTGGAAAGTAATAACAACATTCAAGATAAACTGAATTCTGAGTTTCACCTTCTTGCAAGTATTGTTTAAAATTCTGCATATTCGTCTAAATCACGTTCAATTAGTTCTCGTTGACAAGCTACAACATTTTGACGTTCAGGATTCAAATGCTTATTGATAACATACATCCAATGCAATTCATGATAATCTGATGTTGATAAGTTGATTGCTTTACCTTTCTTAGCTAACCTAATAATGCCTAATGCCTTTCCGGTAACGTTTTCACAATTACGAATATATAAGTTTCTAAAAGAAGATATAATTTTATCAATTCCGGATAATGAAGATTTATTTTCTACATTTACATAAACAGTATCATATGAAATTGGAATTGAAAGTTTAGGAACCTCATGTGAAAAGAATAGATTAACATGGTGGTCTTCATGATTTTCTCGATAGTT